TATGAGCCAATCCGATGGTTTGATTGCTAAATGTAACCGTGTTGGAATTTGGTTGGCTCAAACTCCAACCTCGCGCTGTGCCTTCCCACCAGCGGGTTTGCTCACGCCCCGGGCCATGAGTCGGCAGTCTCGGCGTGATCCATTTAACCCTTCCGGCCATCGCGTAATATTTCCGAACCTCTTCGATTGCATCCTGCCCACCTTGCAGAACCGCAGCCTTGCGGACACCGGGAGCTGCCAAGGCAATAGCAGCAGCCTTGGCTTCATCCAGCCCGGTTGCCGTAATTGTGATGAATGAATTACCTACTTTCATCTTCAAGCCCTTTCAGCATCGCTTTCCCGATTTCATTCTCCAGCGCATCGGTCAAGGCTTGAGCGTTGAGCATCCCATACATTTGCGGGATGCGTTCGATTACTTGATCAACCTCCCGGATAAATGCGCCGATTGTCATCCGCTGCGATTTGTCCATTAGGTCAGCTAGAACCTGATCGACTGGAGCGAGCCAATCGGAAGCAACATCTCTCAATTCCTCATCAGTCATTGTTTGTCGAGTTTAGCGACAATGGACTTTGCCCAACTGAATCCCTCATCTCCACCCCATCCATTCCATGCTTGCCACCCCTTGCCCTGCTCGTCCCAAGTCTGACCCTTCTTGTCCACCTCATGGCGGCTGAAGAACGAAACCATCCGGCGGACGGTATCCTCGGAAAGCTCGGATCGGCTGGAGATATCCCTAGCCCTAGCTAGACCGACAGATGTCATGCCCCGCTCGGATTGCGGCTTTGTCCGGCGGACCTCTAGCGCATTTGCAGCATTGCGGGCCATCTTTTCAGTAGGCCGGAGATCAACCGAAGCCGCTGATTCGACCTCGTCTATGTCGGTGATTTCATCCGACATTTCCTCCGGCATATCCTCAACATCTGGTGCATCTACCGGAATCTCCGGCTCAATCGCTGGAGGCATAGAATCGCCACCGAAAATCTCCTCGCCTTCAATCGGCATTGGAATCCCAAGCTCATCATAGACCCACGCTTTTGGCATCTGAATGCCGATCTCATTGTAAATTTTGACACGCTCGGCAATTGCCTTCTCATCCTTTGGAACCGGAATCTCTAGTTCACAATAGGGCATATCCTCGGAAGCAACCTTGCCGAAGTTCATCCGGACGATTGCCGGGATTAGCTGCGTTGTGATGATAGAAGCGACCCATGACGAAACGGATTGCAGAACCTCGCTCCGGATGCCGGAATGAACATCCCCTAGCGCCCGGGATCCTGTCCCGGTGTTATCGGTCGTTAGCGTCTGCCCCAAGAGCAGGATATCACAAGCCCTGTCCGCCACATCCATCATGTGCGATTGCGGAAGATTGTCGCCCCCGGTCACGGCAGAATGAATCTCGAAATCAACGCCCGGACCAGTTGCAGCCCAACCGGATGATCCGATTGATTCCAGCATATCCTCGGCTTTATTTAGCGCATCCTCGGTGCCATCGGTCTTTGCCGTCCGCATCGGGATCCCGAAGAGCTGCGAGAATTGCATCAACCAACCAAGACCATAGACGGATGCCAACCAATATTTTGTCAGCGTCCGGAGATTGGCGGAATGGATCGGATGCGTCCCGCCTTGCGACCAAACGCCGATCAAGAAACGATCAGGTGGGAAATCAACAAGAGATGCGTAATTGTATCCACCCGGAGCAATCATAAGCCTATCAACATCGTTCCCGGCGGATGGATAGGCTAGATATTTTGCAGGAACTGGAGCATAGCAACGAGGGCTAATGATGCCATTTTGCGACTGCCATACGATCTCAAGAACAGAAATCCCCTTGGCGTAAGCATCAATTAAAGCCTTGACCATCCCGGATACATCTAGCTCCCAATATCCCGGGCGGGGAGAATATGACTCAAGCGCCCGCTCGACAGTTTCGTAAATCTTAACCGCCGCCGGAGTCGGTTCCTCGGCATCCTCCCGGATTGCTGGTTTGATTTCCAACTCCAGCCTAGCGACCGATCCGGCAACCTCATTTAGCGCCTTCCGCAGCCTTGGCCAAGTATCAAGCATAAGACGGAACAAGCGATCCTGATCCTCTAGCTTTCCAGTCCTAACGCCCCGAAGAATCGTGCGAACCTGATCCGGAGTGACATTTGCCAGATCATAATCATTGGTTCGGTATTGTGCCGGGATCGGCCAAACAACACCCTTGCGCTCGTCGATTGTCATATGAGACTGTCGGATTAACATAATAATTTATAATTGGCAAGCCATTGTTTTACATAGCATTGAAACCGGATCGGCGCGGGCTGGAGAATTCAGACCTGCGAGATCGAACCGGATCTTCCCCGGTCATCATGCCTTGCATAGCTGGACCACATACAATGCAGCCAAGCAGCGCATCCGCTCGGTCTGGAGATTTTAAACCGCTCGCCCGCATTGTATCCTTTGATTCAGCCCGGAGCTTTCCATTCTCGCTCCATTCAGTTTTGCGACTGGTAAGCTGCTTGAATGTGACAGGATCAAGATCGCCAAGGATCATTCGCCCCCGGGAAATCTCCCGGCAACCGATATGCCAAACCTCGCCAATCAAATTGGCATATTCGTTAGGCTCCCTTGATCTCGCTCCGCCATGAAATCGATTGATCCGCCATCCATGCTCGGTAAGCGCATCGATCATGACGGTCCCTAATCCGTCCGCATCTCCCCATATCTGCGATGCCTTCAGTTCCTCGGATTCAAAGAGTCGGATAAATTGCCTGACTCCCTGCATTGTATCCTTTTCCGCCCATGCTTTGACGATCTTGGCTGAATTGCCCCGGCGGACCGCTAGGACATTCTCATCCCGCCCGGCTGCAAAGTCGCAGAATGCCACGACAGTCTCGCCATGAGGATCCGGAGGATTATCTATTGCATCCCGCAGCGCATCGCTAGAAAGAATCAGGCGATCAACATCCTCGGCAAACTCGGCAAGGTGCATCGACCGGAAGATCGGATGCTTCTCCCCGTAAACCTCCAGATCCCGCTGCCGCTTCTCCGGATCGATGTGGGGACATTCATCTGACCGGGCCTTGACCCGAAACCAATAATCGGCTTCCTCATGTTGTGACCTGTAGAACCATCCCATCGGCGCTCCCGGGGATGATGCCGCCAAGACCCGGTTTGCCGTGCATCGATCAACCGCAGCCTTGATTCCGTCCGGGATCGTCTTCGCCTCGTCCAATACATACAAAACAGGGCTATCATCGGTGGCATGATATCCCTCCGCTCTCCCGGGATTATCAGTCGAGAACCCGGAAGCCCACCCTCCCTGCGGGGTGCGGATCTCCGCTTGATTCCAAGTCCATCCTTGGAAGAGCGGATGCCCCCTATACTTTTCCATAGCGGGCCAAAGCTGAAGCAGCACCTGTCGCCATGATCCGGATGTCACCGGAACCCGCCCCTTGGGGAACATTGTGAGCCACCAAAGAATTGCCGGAGCAATGACGGCAGCAGTCTTTCCGGATCCATTAGCCGCAACCAATGATGTCCTTTGATGGTTATTTATGCCCTTGAATGCTCGGACCTGCCAATCATAGGGACGCAATCCAAGCACTCCAAAAGCAAATGGACCTAGATCAATATCAGGCATCAATGGACTCCCATTGCTTTTTGAATCGCTTAATTTCTTCATTGTCCGCAACCGTTGTGATTGAATTGTTCTGCACATTGACCTGAACCTCCGGGCCATCTAGCGTTGACCATTTAGCCCGGCATTTAAGCCAAAAGATACAGGCAGTCAAAGCCTCTTTGGAATCGCTCATGGCAATATCATACAGGCGCTTTGCAATCTGACTGGTTGCCTTGGCTTGCCCGACATCGATGTCATCATCATAATATTTCCGCAGCGTCTTTTCATCGATGCCGATTTGATTGGCTACCATCTTAATCGGAACGCCAATGCCAGCAAGCGTTCGGATCAGCCTTCGATTTTCCTCGGTTGGTTGGTGGCTCATACCTTCATCTCATCGAATGTCCTGCCGCTGGGTGGTCGCCTCGGTTGGTTGTTTGTTTTCCGCACTCATTATTTATTTGCGGAATGGAGCGCATCGGTCGGAGTTTCACCGCCCTCTCCGGGATGGATTCCCGGCGTGTCTATGGTTTCACTTGATGCGCGTTTAGGCCTTCCAAGATACATTCCTGCACCTCGTCGATGTATTTCGCTAAACGGAATAACAGGACAGGTCAAGCGTGATCTTGCCTCAGGATTAAGGAAATAGATGTAGCGGAGTTGAAAGCCGGGAACCTTCTTAGCACCAACTCTTTTAGCAAATTGGCTAAATGGCTCCCCTAACTTATATCCAACCTTTTGCCTTAGATTGGACGATGATGCTCTAAGCCCGACATCTGCAAATATAAATCCATCTGGCATCATCCACATAGTAGAATTCTGCTTTATTGCAGTAAGAGAAAATCCACTAGCCCGGTAAATTGTTCCATCTCCGCATTGAGTGCCATCGGCAAATGATATTGCCCATTCAATATGAGGGTAAGATTTACGAATTAACCTCATTGCTACGCTAATTGCCCTACTTTCTGAATTTCTAGGCAGCCAGTCAGCAAATGCCATTCTATTAAGCTCAATAAATCCGTTCCATTTAGTATCCTTTACTAGTGGCTGAATTGAGCTTTTTTGTAAAGATGGGCCAAACTGCATGGCTCCACCGCACTTACCATCAAGAAACACTCCTAGATGCAATGATGCGTTTATAGCCGATATTCCAGAGTAATGACAGGATCTAACTACTTTAGAGGCATCCTGAGAACTAATAGGCTTAACTACAATATCCTTAGCCCTCATGGGTTAGCCCTGTTAAAAGATTGACATATGAATGCGAGCGCATTTCCGTTGCTATTTTCATTTACGGCAGATTCGCCATGCCCCATTTCCTTAGCCTTTGATACAGCCGCATCTACCTCTTCAGATTGCTCGTCATGTAAGGTGAATGTCTTTTGCTGGAATGGCTGTTTATCGCCATTTGGCAATGATGGCATTTCTGTCTCATCTATATCGAACACTCCAATCTCCCCGGCATCAAACCCGATCAGATCGAGATCGAAATCAGCCTCACGCAGATCAGCAAGTTCCAGTCCCAACATTTCCTCATCCCAACCAGAATTCAGCGCCAGCTTGTTGTCGGCAATGATATAAGCCCGCTTTTGAGTCTCGGTCAGATGCCCTAGCCGTATGCAGGGAACCTCGGTCATCTCCAGCTTCCTTGCAGCCATAACCCTTCCATGCCCAGCGATGATGCCATCCTCGGAATCGATTAGGACAGGATTGGTAAATCCAAACTCCCTGATTGAGGCTGCGACTTGGGCAACCTGCTGATCGGAATGCGTCCGGCTATTGCGAGCATATGGGATTAGCTTCTCTAGTTTTACTTTTTCTATTTTCATTTTTTAGGTTTGGTGAAGTTCTCAAGCAGGGCAAATGACTTGGATCCATATGCTGCAAGCCGATCATCTAAATCTATTTCAAGCCCAAGAGATTCCGCTTCGGCTTTTGACCAAACAACTTTTGCATATTTCAGATTGTGCCGATCAATTAGCTCGTCATGCTTTCCTCCATATGATGCCTGAAGCATTAGATTAGATGGGATCTCGTTAATCCTAGCGATCCAGAACGGAAGCGATTTAGTGAAAGCCCAAAAGTGGACATTCTCCCGGGACCGGATGAATCGCAGCCACCCATCAAAATAGTTCTGCGAGAAGAAGTCCCCGGCGGCATGGATCCGGACTAGCTTCGCCTTTTCCGGGAGGCATTGCAGGACGGCTTCCACATCTTCCGGGGATTTCCTAACGACCGATTCAAAGTTTGTCCATAGCCGCTCACGAACGGATGGATATCTCTCGGTCATTGCGGAATAGCATTTAAACTTTTGCCCCGGTCCGTTGGTGATCTTTCCGGTTTGCCTATCTGCTTTTGCCAAGCATTGATCCGCAGCCGGACAGGTCCATCCGCTAGGGATGTTCCAAGCATAGGTAGCCGGATCGAATAGATATCTGTTCCCCTTGGTGAATGCTGGCT